AATATTAGACGGATGGCCGCCACGTGCCCCTTAGGAACTCCTACTATATATTGTACTCCATACTCCAATTTCATAGAGACTTATGAGCGAGCTCTCAACCGGAGTACCAGCCTTATTTACAAAAATGCCATCCAAACCACGTCGTTTTAGAGTGCAGGCTAAAAACATTTTCCTTACATATCCACAGTGCCCTCTTACAAAAGAGGAGGCACTTTCCCAATTGCAAGCTATTCAATTACCCTCCAATAAGAAATTCATCAAAATATGCAGAGAGCTTCATGAAGATGGGCAACCTCACCTCCACATCTTGTTGCAATTGGAAGGAAAAATCCAAGTCACAAATAACCGACTGTTCGACCTGGTATCCCCAACTAGGTCAGCACATTTCCATCCGAACATACAGGAGCTAATGGAGCTCCGACGTCAAGTCATACATTTACAAGGACGGGAGATACAGTGGGAATGGGGACAGTTCCAGGTCGACGGAAGAAGTTCAAGGGGAGGACAACAGACAGCTAATGACGCTGCAGCTGAGCCGTTTAATGATCCGGATAAACACACGGCTCTCCAAATCATTAGGGAGAAGTTGCCTGAGAAATATCTTTTTCAGTTTCACAATCTAAATTCTAATTTAGATAGGATTTTCTTAAAGGCTCCGGAGCCATGGACTCCGCCGTTTTCACTTTCCTCCTTCACTAACGTTCCCGTCGAGATGCAAGAGTGGGCGGACGATTATTTTGGGAGGGGTTCAGCTGCGCGGCCATTGAGACCTATGAGTTTGATAGTCGAAGGTGATTCAAGGACAGGGAAGACAATGTGGGCTCGTTCGTTAGGCCCACATAATTACTTGAGTGGACATCTGGACTTCAATTCTAAGGTCTATTCAAACGAAGTGGAATACAACGTCATCGATGATGTCACACCCCAATATCTAAAGTTAAAGCACTGGAAGGGAGCTGATTGGTGCTCAAAAAGACTGGCAGTCAAATTGTTAAGTTACGGAAAGCCAGTTCAAATTAAAGGTGGAATACCATCAATCGTGCTCTGCAATCCTGGGGAGGGAGTCAGTTATAAAGAATTCCTCGACAAAGAAGAGAATGCAGGTCTAAAGTCGTGGACACTCCACAATGCTAAATTCATATTCCTCGACTCCCCCCTCTATCAAACCACGACACAGGGCGGCGAAGAAGAGAGGAACTCGCCGTAGAAGGATTGATCTAGAGTGCGGGTGCTCCATATACGTCCACATCAGCTGCAGCAACAATGGATTCACGCACCGGGGAACTCATCACTGTGCCTCAAGCAGAGAATGGCGTCTATATCTGGGAGATAACAAATCCCCTGTATTTCAAGATATACCACGTAGAGGACCTGTTGTACACGACGACCAGAGTGTACCACGTACAGATACGGTTCAACCACAACCTCAGGAGAGCATTGGGTCTCCACAAGGCATTCCTGAACTTCCAAGTCTGGACGACATCTCTGACAGCTTCTGGAACGACTTATTTGATTAGGTTTAGACGTTTAGTCATGATGTATTTAGACCAATTAGGCGTCATCACGCTTAATAATGTACTTAGGGCTGTTTATTTTGCGACTGACAGATCATATGTCAGACATGTACTGGAAAATCATGAAATAAAATTCAAGCTTTATTAATTGGTGATCGACTCGTAGAAATAGATTCGAATCTGCAGCGTTGCATACACAGGGTTAGAGGCATGGGTACATGCCATATACAATAATAATGCGTTCTCCGTGTGATTCTCGTACTTGCCAGCTTCCTGGTGGTTGTAGACCACATGATTGTTGACCTTCCAAAACCGCTTGACCAGCGCCTGCTCATTGCTGGCATACTGTCCACCCGTGACCTTGGCATAGAACTTGTGCATGACCTGGAAACGATCACGGAGATCGTTCTTCACGGTTGCAGTGCTGGGCTCGTTGTCAAACATGTTGAACACCTGGCCGAAATCCATTGGTGTGCCATACGGTCTACGGTCCCGGACCAACCAGAACATGCAACTGTTCGTGTGGTTCTTGAGCTTGATATTCTCGTCCATCCATATCTTACCTAGTATATACACAGACTTAACACAGAAACGCTTACCGACACGGTGAGTAATACCGTTACCGCGTGTCACATCAGATATACACATCACCTTCCCAACATGGGAGATATCGTGACGTTGCTCGTAGGACTGGACCTTACAGGGCCCTTCACAGCCTCTAGGAACATCAGGCGTTCTGATCGTCCGATATATCCTGGGCTTCCTATACATGGGCCTGTTAACCCATTCAGAGGCCTTGTTGAACTTTGGGCCTATACCTCCACGAGGAGAGAAATTGGAAGAGCGGCTTACCTTTGAGGTTCCCGCCATCTGGCGCCATGAGGGATCCCGCTTAGGCATTTCGAATTAAAGACTGACTTCACGCTTGCTTTAGTTTTATAGGGGTCATAAAACTTAGGGACCAAGTCTTAACACAGTTATCTAAGCTCCTCAGGCGCACTATAATTGGTCAGACGAAAGTTAAATCCTTTAATTTAAATTAAAGGAGAACATCGCGCGAGCAAGGGGGCCACCACGGGAGCGGGGGAGAAGGGGATCGGGCGGCCACCAGAGCGCCACGTGAGGGGGGGGGGAAAATCGCGCGGCCATCCGGT